TCACTTGGTATATTTCCCATCACGATCATAATCCGGATGCTCCAGTGATGGTCTGTCGAGTGTAGGAGAAACCTTCACTTTTCTGTCGTAAACCAGTACCTGACTTTCGGTTTTATGTCCAGAGAATAGCTGTTTTTCTTTACTTGAACCTTCATAGTCAGAAATCCCTTTAGCCTTAAGATCGTGGAAAGTGCAGTTGAGTTTTCTGCCAAGGGTTGTTCCCGCCGATTCGCGCGCAGCCTCCCATAAATCATTAAATCCACTTTTTGAATATTTCGTACCTTTACTACTGCAAATTACGGTAGTTACCCCTCCTAACGTTCTGGCAAGCTCAATGGCATCATGTAAACGATCTGTCCATGCCTTGATCTGCTTTGTTCCGGTTTTACCTTGCTGGATAAAAATTCCTTCATCGCTGACCTGAGACCAGCGCAATGAGAGAACGTCGGAAACGCGAGCTGCGCACAAATAAGCGATCTCCATTCCAACACGCAGAGCTGGCACCGCCTCAAGATAAATAGCCTGGTATTCTTCGTCAGTAATATATACCTCTCGCGGTTTTAGCGTAAATTTACGAACCCCTTTGCAGGGGTTTCCTTTCACATAGCCTCTTTCAAAGCCCCACCCATAAACGCGTGACATACTGGATACTTCCTGATTAGCCTGGTTTTTGCTGGTCAGCCCACGTTTATCCATATATATGCGGACCTGCTCAATTCTGATGTCGTCTGCCCTCATCTTGCCGAACACAGCCAGCAGTTTTTTCTGGTGTTGGCGATAGTCAGTTTGTGTTCTGGCTGATAAGTCAGTGAATGTTGGGCTATCCAGAAACTTCGACCATAACTTCGCGAACGTCATCACATCATGACGTTTTGCTTTTTCTTCTTCATAGCGTTGCCAGAGCTTAGACATGCTGGTATCACTAATTTTTCCCAATGTTATGCTGAGTTTTGTTCCCTTTGGTTTCCAGACGTAACTGTACTTATTTCTGGTAACACGTGGGGGCAATTGGCTATCTTTCGGATTCTTGCGAGGTCTTCCCATAAATGGCGTCGAAGTTGGGTTCAGTAGCGACATACTCGTCAACCTTTGGTAATTTAGTCGTATCTGGCGTCAGGTGTTTGCGTAAAACAATCGGTCTGTTTTTCCCATCTGTAGTAAATGGGATTCCGTGACACCGTAGTTGTCGCTGCTGCTGGGTGTAGCGTTGATAGCCAGTAATTTCTTCTATTTCCATAGGTGACAATGTGAATTTATACACTGGTCATGTCTCCTTACTTCATGACCGCCGCCAACTATACGGTGTGACGAGCGATCGGGGTTGAACATCAATGATCAGGGTAAAATTTAAAGGACTGCTGACCGCCGCCCGGTAAAACTTTTACATCTCCGGCGCGCCGTCCTGTAAATCCTGCCCAGTGCGCGGCACGTATCCTGTCAGCCTGCTCTTCAGTCAGGCAGGGTTGCGGCAGGGCGGAGTTTTTCCGGTGGTCTGCAACGCGTATGTATTCGCCGGCTTCGTGTAACTTCTGGCACAGGGGGCAAAGGTCGCGTGTATCCATCATCCGGATCTTTCCATCGAAAAATATGTTGCCATGCCATGTAGCGCAGTTCCGGCACACGGGCGCATCGCAGGTGAACATGCCCCGGCATTTTGTCATGTGCCCGTGTTCATCCTCATCGGCATCCCAGCCGATGATCCCGTCACAAAGCAGGGTGGCCGGGGCGCCGCAGAACATACAGACAGGCTTCTTCATGCTGCAATTACCTCCCTCATTCAGGCTGTACGAATCCCGCCGCGTGAGCGGTGTTTAAAAGTATTTTTACGGTTAATTAATTATTCAGCAGGCGATCTTTATTCCTTAATACATTTAAACTCTTCCAGCGTGACTTTCTCTTCGCGTGATTTTCCGGCTTCAGTTCTGCCGGACAGCATTTTTTCACACTCGGCTTTATTCATTTTTTTGTCAGAAAAACGAACCCAGTTTGTCGGGGAATTACCCGGCTTTTTGACGATGGCGGTTATTTTGTACATGGCCCGGTCTCCTTTTTCTGTGCTGCCGGATTAATCCACAGGCATTCTGTTCGCTGTACTGAACCCGCCCGGCCATTAGCAGACGTGGTTCTTGTAATACATTTCCAGTCTGATAAAGCATCGTTATAAAGTTTGCTGTCGTAGCCACAGACAATAACCATGCCGCTTAACTGTCTGAGGCAATCCAGCAGGGTGATGTGTTCCGCATCAGTCATTTCGAAGCGGTAGGCGCTGTTTTTTGCTACTTCGACACGCGTATCGTGTATGTAAGGCGGATCAACAAAATGCAGCGTTGAAGGTGTATCGTGGTCTTTCATGCATGTCACAGCGTCGCGGTTCTCAACAAGTACCCCAGTAAAACGGCTGGCCACCGCCGCCAGGTTATCAGGCTGACGTGCCCAGATAGCCTGAGCAGTCGCGCTGTTACGCCGGGTATCGAGGCGGAAACCAGTTTTGCCCTTTGTGGCACCTGCGCTGCCGAAGCCCATCGTTGCCCGAACAACCAGACGGCGGGCCCGTTCTACCGGGTCTTCGCTATGTCCATAAGCATGAGTAAATTCCTCGCGTGAATACGGTGTAAGGGCGCACGCAGCGATAAGTGCCTGACTGCTTTCAGGGTTACGAAGCACGCGGAACAGATTTACCACATCGCCATCAAGGTCGTTATAGACTTCCGCTTCTGATGGCTCTTTTTTCAGTAACACTGATGCGCCGCCGCCGAATGGTTCCACGTAGCAGCGGTGTGCCGGAAAACGGCTAATAATCCAGGATGCCAGCCGGAATTTACCGCCGTGATAACGGATCGCCGGATGTTTGATAGCAAAGCTCATTGTCCTGCCTCCTCAAAAATGACTTCACCATCCAGCCCACCGACTTGATACAGGATCGAACCATCCTCCCGGTACTGAATCGGAGAAGCGCTCCAGTCCTCACCGTTTGGTTGGTTATCATCACCAAACTGCACAAAACCACCGGCAACCCTGCGAGCTTCGTAAATCTCGCCTTCAGTCCACCAGCCTTCTGTATCTTTGAGGCATTTGATAAAAAATGGATTGCTCATGTCATTTCAGGCGGTCAGCGACCGCCAGCCTCCGTTATGCGGTTATGTATTCCGGCTTCATATCGTTAAGATTGATGCGGTACTTGTCGTACAATTCGTCGCCAATATGCCGTTTTGCCGCAGTGAGTACCTTTTCGGCTGCTTCAAAACCCGCCACGGATTCTGGTTCTCCTGGACGCGGAATAGCATTAATGGCTGTCTCAACCAGATTGCGATGTTTAACCAGGTGATAGCGGCGTGTGGCCTTATTTTTCAACTCAGTAAAAAGTGCTGTGCCTAACGTCGGTTTCGCCGAATTGATATCGTTTCCGACTGCGGTTGCATCTTCCAGCGTTTCAGCAGAATTGATACGAGTACGGAATTCATCAGCCACAGCATCTGTGTCTGCTCCCGCTATCTGAGTACTGGAGGTCTGCGGGGTGTCAGCAGTGATATCCTGCATGGTTATGTTTTGAGCACTCTGAACGGGGTTGATAATCTTTTCTTCCCGTTCTTCAATCTCATCAGCGGTGTACACACCGAGAATAACGTCAGGACAGTACAGGCGGGCCCAGCGTTTTACTGCAAGGTAGGCCAGTTGCTGACGTGGATCTGATGCCCATAGTGTTGAATTTCGTACCTGAGCCTGAGAGAGCATCAGAATAAGCTCCCGTGGTTCACTTTCACCTTTCAACGTGGCATATGCGCGTACGCCAACTCCTTTTTCATCGGCCAGGCTCCAGCCAGGAACAATATATTTATTTCCTTTGGTGCTGGTTTTCTCCACGAAACGCCCAACAATATTTTCCCATGTACCAAACCATTCGAAGTGAATGCGATCTTTAGTAGGGGCCATGCTGTTAACAACGGCGTTAACCAGTTGAGCCTCATAACCCAGGACACCGGAATCTCCCACGATAAAGGTTTTCTGTGCGACAGCGAACGGGTCCATGCCCCAGCGCGCAGCCTGCATCACGACAGCCATGCAGGAGTCTGGTTTACCGCGAAAGTGAGCAGGGACAAAATTACCGCTGTTAGCCATGACCTCTGAAAGCGTACGCAGGCGGTTAAACAGTTCACCATTTGTCAGGATAGAAACATTGTCTATTTTCTGTGTCTGGTTATCAGTTGTAGCTATTGAAGTGGACATTTATGTTTCCCCTTATGCCATTTCACGAAGCGCTTCGAGGCGGCGCAGGTCGTAATCGTTCAGTTCGTCGGTGTAGTCTGCGGTGACTGGCGCAGGCCATTCGCCTGTATCCATTGCGTTGGCGATAGCGCGGATGGTCCGGCGATACTCAAGCTTCCCGAGTTCCAGCAGTGAATCAGACGCCCACACAACGGCCACCCAGTGATAGCCTTCGTCTTTGTTCACGAAGATCCAGGCGAATTTGTCCAGGTCGGCTACGTTGCAGTACATACCGGCGCTGAGGTGGTAATCGCGCATGGTTATTTCGCGGTGAAGCCGTGATTTCAGAGAGTCTTCTTTCACATCCCACATGCTGATTGTTTTCAGGTCGAAGCCAATGCGCAGACCTTCGTACTCGAGTTCAACATCCGGGCGAACACGGATGTCCAGCCCTGTATCGTCATCGATGCCGAAGTAGCTGACTTCGACGGCACGTGTGGGGTTCTGTAGTAATTTTCCGGCTTCCGGATGAGCGTAGAGAGCAGACTGGATAGCCAGCGCAGTCTCGTACTGCTGGCGGGTAACCAGGATTTTATTGCCCGGGTTTTCACGCCATGCGTCAAGCAGCTCGTCGGCGAATACCGCATCCGGCTTGACGGATTTCACTGCCTGAATAAGATCCGCTTTGGCACCGGATACTTTCAGCGGTTGGGGCTTCTGTGCTTCCTGCGCAACGAGATCAGGATTGATGATTGCCAGTTGCTCAAGGAGCGCGTCGCGGTTGCCACTGGTTTTCACCTGTGGCGGTAGGGTGGCGTTGTATTCCTTTATGCAGGCTTTCATTGTAGAGACGGTAAAGTTTTTATCGTCACCAATGATTCGTTTGAAATCGTCAGGTAACTCCAGGTACGCAATGCCAATTGCATCTTTGTCGCCGCCTAAAGGAACCGGTGCGGGCAGACTGGAGTTATATTCCTCCAGCAAAGTTTTGATCTCGTCAGCGCTTAACTGTGGCGTCAGGCTGGCGTTATATTCATCAATAACTGCCCGGATCGTCGCTGTCGTCGTGAGGGCGCCTTCCGGGATTTCAGGCTCAATACTGAACTCTGCATCCAGAATTTCAGGCTGTAACGCCAGTACATGTACCAGATTTCCCATATCCAGAACTTTTGAACGTTCTTTTTTGATGGTTTTAGATACATGACGACCTTCGTAATACATCAGACTTACCCGTGCATCTTTTACCATTGTGGAGCTGATACCGTTGGCCGCATGATAAATATCGTTCGGCATGCCTTCATAACGGCCTGGTTCGAAGTATTCCGGCCAGGTGTATTGCGGTTCCGGCTCAGTTTGTGGCATTTCTGGTTCGTTCTGGTCTGCTGCTGGCTCAGAATGGCAGGTTTCTGGCTCGTGCTGGTTCGAAAAGTCCTCTGAATGGTCAACGTAATCAGCGGTATCAGCCGCGCTAACTGAGTTGTCAGTAGCCACTTCCGTTTTTTCGCCCTCATTTGAGGCGCTGTAATCGTTATGAACCCACTTCGGATCGTTCGGGTCGCTGATGCCTTCGACATATTCACCGCGCGCGGCTGCCAGTTGTTTACCAACATCAACCGGGTTTTTGGGTGGAATGTTTTTACGTGCTTCGTGCAGTTCTGCCCGTATTTTCTGGTAGCCTGCTTCTGTCTGGCTTACAGGTGGCTCATTCTCCAGCGGCTGCGGGTCCGGATGATGTTCAGTTGTGTCCTGTTCCACTGCTTCAGGCGTTGCTGGTTCATCTGCCAGTGCGCCCGCTGATTGCGGTTCTTCTTCATCATCGTTTGCACTCCCTTTCACTGGCATGGGTTGAGATGTACGGCCACAGGCGATATCAACGATAAGCGGATCGGGGTTGGTGTGGTCGGTTTCGGTCAGCACCTTGTTCAGATATTCGGTGACGTGTGCGGGGATGACCTCGATACCAATTGGTGCTTCTTTCACGGACGCAACCACAATGGCGCGGGAATAATCCCGCCCGCCGGGCATGGAGATGAATTTGTCGCGGAAAACGGAAAAGGGAGGTTTATTCTCAGCGATAATTTCGTCAATGCGTTTTTCATGTGCCGGATGGGGGTTGTAGATATCCACATCCATCGCGCGGGCCAGTACGCCCATAGCGACATCGCGCTCCAGCGAAGCCTGATCGTGGACGAAACTTTCGCCACGATCGGTAAGGTTCCCGCCGCCAGCATTAGCACCGGATGCGGTGCGAGTGATGTGTGAAACGCGATTTCCTTTAACCCATTCCTTAACCAGCAGGCCGCGATCGATGTGTTCAGTATCCAGCCAGGCTGAAATGAAATTCTTAAACTCCCGGGGCTGATGGTTTTTTGTGACAGAAAAAACCGTCTTAATTGCATCTGTCAGGCGGAGCATGTCCGCATTATCCTGTTTCTCAAGCCTGGCAATGTCGCGAATACCCATCAGCAGATTCTGGATGTAGCTGTTTTCCTGCTCCATTTCCAGAACGGTAATATGTCTGCGTTGTGCGCGGGTGGCGTGATGCAAATATTTTTTGTCTGCGGCAGCGTAAGTAAAAATATGCAGAAAGCGTTGTGGCAGCGGCAGCGTGGCGACGGACACCTCACAGTCCTGACATTCGTCGTTATTACTGTCCTTTTCGGTGTCAGTGCCGCCAGAAGCTGCGCCGGGGATAAGTATCATGGTTTTGCCGTCTTCACCGCCTTTTTCGTAACGGTTGCAGAATTCAGTATCAAACACGCCTTCAGGGGGCAGATCGTTAACGACGGGTAGATTTACCCGAACGGGTTTTTTAAAGTCGTCCTCGTCATAACCCTTATCGTCCATAGCAGCAATGCAGCGGGAAACGGCTACGGATAATTTTTTCGCAGTGGTCCAGAAGAAGCCTGCTTTTATTCCAAGCCGCTTTCTGGCCTCTTCATTTTTAACAAGGCAGTGCAGCGCAAAATCTTCTTTATTTTCACTCATTGTTTTTTAACCTCAGTTAAGATTAAAATCGTTTTGCCAGTGAAAATCCTCTCCGGGTGCTCACTGGTCATGTCTCTGGTGGTGGGTCTGGTCGCTCACCTCAGCATCGCCGGGATGTAAAGCCGGGGGAAAATCCTGCTCAGTGCAGGATTTTCTCTTTTAGCGAGTTCTGTTGTTCAGCGTTATTCTGTCCGGCCAGTGCTAAAATTATCGCTGCCAGCAGTCCTGTTTTCAGACCAGCATCAGCACCCATATAAAGTCCGTTATCTCCGCAGTGGTGTCGGGTTACTGCTTTTACTGTATGTTCCACACAGCAAAAGTCACCGAAATGTTTGCCGTCAGAAAGAATAATTGACTGAGGTTCTTCATCACGGTTATCTTCCCTGTTTTCACAGATATAACCGACCAGTTCATCGTTAATATAAATTTCAGCTACAGCGGGGTAGGTAGTATTAATAGTGCTAAGTCTGACGTTAATTGCTTCGATTTCCATATAATCCTCTTTTCAGGTTGAGCGAATCCCTGCCATTGCTGGCATAAATTCAGTATCGACTAGTCAGTTAATTAAAGTTCATGTGCCATCTGGTCATGGCTGGCACAGCGTTTACTGCAATACTTTCGTTTTTTACGTGAAATAAGCGTTCCGTGCATATATATCAGTTCATATTCGTATGCGGTCTCTTCCGGTATTGCTTTCTGACAATATGCGCAGTTAATTAATGTCGGGTCTCCTTTCTGGGTAAGTAGAGTATAAATTTTACGAATCAAGCCCGGTTTTCTGTTTATTGCAGTCTGCTGTTTAGCCGGACTGCGCATCCAGTCGGAACGAGGTGTAATGACAGGTATCATCGTTTTATCCTCTTTGCCTGTTTATAAGCGAATTTTGTTGGTGCGGTGCCTGGTGCCTCCAGGTGACGATAACCAGTTAACCATTACCGCCGGAATACCAATCGACCCAAACTGATACGGAGTTTTTTTAACTGTTCCGCGTGCGCATAGCCGCATTCACCGCATCACAAAATTCACTTTAAAAAGGGCGGGCATCAGCCAGCAATAAAACTGATGCCGCCAAAGACTACACACAGCAATGTCACGGGTTCCACTCGCAACCGGAAGCGCGCTCAACCAGAATTTAAGAGAACTATCCCCCATGGAGATGGTTCGTATAATCAACTCCCGGACGGAACTTATATTTCCGAAAAGGGAGGTGATATTTCTGAAATTCGCAGCCAGATATCTAACTATGCAGACCGACTATCCATATATCGTGCGTCTGTTTTTGTTTGCGAATTCAGTCAATGCGCATGGTATTTATACCGGGCCAAGGCCTGATGAACTTCCAGAGCGGCTTTCTGCTTTGCTTTTTGCCGCTTTTTTCTCACCATCCAGTTCACGCTCTGAAAAAAGAGCAATAAATGCGTCGCGTACCTGCAGTCCCTGATTCTTTGCTGACTGCTCCTTAATGTGGTCATTCGAAAGTTCATGCGCGATATTCATTTTTTCGGCCAGGCACTGCGCTGCGATCATCTGCACTTCATGGGGTAGCTCTTTGAATCTCATCTTTCACCTCATCCGCTTAACGCCCGGCGGCGGAACGTTTTCTGAGTAATCACTGTGCCGTGATTGCTGTCGATGGAATTAAGTTAAGCTATCTCAACAACGAGGTCAATGCATTTTTGTTTAAAAAACTTAATTCGAGTGACGTGAAAAAAGTAACTGCTTACTAAACAGTTACTTACTTTTGATTTCGTTTGCGGGCTTTGAGAAGTTCTTCAAAGAGGGTATTGAAATTTTCTACACGGGCGCGGAGGTTGTTTATTTGAGCTGTCTGTTCTGACTCAGGAAGTGCGCGATACAGCCTCAGGAGTTCTTCTTCATCAGCGGATAGGCGTAATTTCTCTTCCCTGGTTTTAGGTTCACCAGGAACCTTATCCTCATCCCCAAACAACAACCATGTGGGAGAGCACTGCAAGCCTTCAGCTAAGGCGTGCAAATTTTTCCCCCTCGGCTCAGTTTTATCACTTTCCCAAAGCGATATTGATGCACACGAAACCCCCGCAGCCTCGGCCAGGTCGCGCTGGGTCATTTTATTTTCTCTTCGGCGCTGAAGTATGCGCTGACCTATCGTTACTTTTATCATGTTTAGCTATCTTAATTTTTATTGACTTCAGTATCCTTAACATCGTATTTTGTTTAATATTCTCAACAAACAGGTCAAAAACATGCTTAAACAGGATGCTATTGATTTTTTCGGAAACAAATCCGCCCTGGCGCAAGTTGCGGGCGTTGAACGCTCAGCCGTTTCTCAATGGGGGGAGCTTGTCCCGGAAGGTCGCGCGATGCGTCTGCAAGAGGCATCTGGCGGAGTACTTCATTACGACCCTAAGGTCTATGACGAATATCGTAAAGCCAGACGCTCCGCAGAGGCTGAACAATGACGATCAGCGCTGAAACAGCCAGCCGGGCGCTGACATCCTGGCTGGCGTATCCACAGATAACCCAGGAGACGGCTACGCAGCTGATCACTCGAGAGTTCCTGGCGCAACCGACACGTCCGGAAATAGCGGTTCACCGTATCGAACGTGACGACGGAACGGTGGATTACGACGCCATGCGTTGTAACCGCATCAACATTTTTCAGCGCTGGCGGAAGCTGGAGACAGTGGAGCACAGCGAGAAAATGTTGGCGCTGATCCCTGCGATTCTGGAAGCAATTCGTAAAAGTGCGCCGGAGCTGCACAAGCAGATAACGGCAGGGCAAAGCGTCGAATACCTGGTGACGCGGCTTTTAAATGAAAACACTGAGGCAGTTAATGCTGCGCTTAATGGCGCACCGTTGCCGGATTTTGAGCGGGAATGTGACGAGGCCATACAGGCGTTACAGGCGCTGCGCAATGGCTACCGTCAGCAGAGACATGACCAGTGAGTAATTTTTATGTTTTCAGATCGCCCGGAAAAGAGCGTAGCGAGGCGTTATGGCAGCACTTCCATACATGCAGCTTTATATCGCTGATTATCTGGCAGACACCATGCATCTGTCTACCGAGGAGCATGGTGCTTACTTATTGCTGATGTTCAATTACTGGCAGACCGGAAGGGCTATACCGAAAAACAGGCTGGCAAAAATTGCACGGGTCAGCAGTGAACGCTGGGGAGCCGTAGAAGAGTCGTTGAAAGAATTTTTCACTGATAACGGCACTGAATGGGTTCACAAGCGAATCGAAGATGACCTGGCAGCCGTCAGGGAAACCCTGGCAAAAAGGTCAGCGGCAGGAAAAGCATCTGTTCAGTCCCGAAGGAGCAGGAAGGAAACACAATCTGCCAGCGAAAGCAACACATGTTCAACAGGTGTTGGTTCTGTGTTTGAACATGACGTCAACACACAGGCAACTAATAAAGATACAGATCCAGATAAAGATACAGATCTAAAAGATCAAAACCTTTTGCGCGGTGCTGAAAAAATCAGCCCCACGCAGCCGGACGAAAACCGGGGATCATGCGGTTTGAATTTGCATGACGGTACCCGACCAGCCCATGCCGGACCTGAGCGTCGGCCTCTGAGCGCTGGTGTGCCTGAAATGCCCCGTCCCGATGACCCTGAGTTTATCCGGCTGCCGCTGAACGACGGTTCTGAGTTCACGGTGAGCGAATCACTGGTTTCCGAGTTTGAGTCTCTGTATCCGGCGGTTGACGTCCGGCAGGCGCTGCGTAACCAGCGGGGATGGTTGCTGAGCGATCGACGGCGACTAAAAACCGCGCGTGGCATCAAAAAATTTATCACCGGCTGGCTGGCGAAAGACCAGGACCGTGGAGGCAACCGTGGCCGCGACAGTCCTCCGAGGATTCAGGACTTACAGCCGCCGGACAACGTAATTCCACCAGGTTTCAGGGGGTGACAGACCATGAAAAATATCGCAGATAGCGGGATTCTGGCCAGAATCAGGAAACTGGCGCCACAGTCTGCCGAAGGCGCAGCACCGTTCCGGACGCCGGAGGAGTGGCGGGAATGGCAACTCGCCGAAGGGCGCAGGAGTTGCGAAGAAATTGATCGTCAGGCGAGGGCAGAAAAAATCTTCGGTCGGGCCGGGATTCAACGGCTGCATAGCGGATGCTCGTTCGCAAATTACCGGATACAGAACGATGGCCAGCGCCATGCGCTCAGCCAGGCAAAATCCATCGCCGCCGAACTGGACAGCGGCTGCACGAACTTCGTGTTCAGCGGGAATCCGGGAACGGGGAAAAATCATCTGGCCGCCGCCATTGGTAATCGCCTGATGGCCGCCGGGCGTAGCGTGATTGTTATCACCGTTGCCGACGTGATGAGTGCGCTTCACGCCAGCTACGACGATGGTAAATCGGGCGAAAAATTTCTCCAGGAACTGTGCGGCGTGGATCTGCTCATCCTCGACGAGGTTGGCGTGCAACGAGAGACCAGGAACGAGCAGGTGACGTTGCACCAGATTGTCGATCGCCGGACGGCCTCTCTGCGTAGTGTCGGAATGCTGACAAACCTGAACCATGACGCACTGTCGAAGCTGGCAGGTCAGCGCGTGATGGACCGCATGACCATGAACGGCGGGCGATGGGTGAATTTTGACTGGGGGAGCTGGCGTCCGAATGTGCGCCATCTCCGGGTTGTGAAGTGAAAAATTTTTAGAGGGAATTTTTATGGAAACGGTACTTGATGCCCTGAAAGCAATGGGAAAAGCCACGTCCATAGAACTGGCTGCGCGACTTGATATCAGTCGAGAAGAAGTGCTGAGCGAGCTGTGGGAACTGAAAAAGGCTGGTTTCGTTGATAAAAGCGCATATACCTGGTATGTGACTGATAACAACGCTCAGCAGGTGCATACAGAGCAACCAGAAGAAACAACCGTGCCTCCAGTGACGAAAATTTCGGAGTGCGATTTAACTGCGACGATTGAACAACGAGGACCACAAACGGCTGATGAGCTGGCTACGTTGTTCGGTACCACATCACGCAAAGTGTCTTCAACGCTGGCAATGGCAATCAGCAAAGGTCGTCTGATTCGCGTAAATCAGAACGGTAAATTTCGTTACTGCATACCGGACGATAATTTACCAGCAGAGCCGAAAGTTGCATCGGTAGCGAAAACTCATGGTAAAGCCTTTCCTCAGCCAGCAGATGTTGTGTTACCAGTACAGGAAGCGACAACACAGGAAGAAATTAAAACAGCGACTGTTGCGGACATTGTGCAGTCGCTGCCATCGTTCGCTGAAACGCGAGCGAACGACCTGATTTTGCCATCGTTGCATGTGGCAAACCGCGAACTGCGCCGGGCGAAAAGTCATGTCCAGAAGTGGGAACGTGTTTGTGCTGCGTTGCGGGAACTGAATAAACCCGGTAGCCGCAGGTTGCTGGCGCGGCTTTCTCAACAGGGGGAATGATGGGTAAAAATTACACACCGGAGCAGAAAGCTGAAATACAGAAGCGCCTGACGGAACTGGTACGAACACACGGTCGGATGACGTTTGGCGAGCTGCGGAGGATGACGGGGCTAACCATTTTTACGACCCGTCACTATCTGGAAAAGGCGGAAAGTTGCGGAGAACTGTATCAGGCCGGGAGAAGCGGTATTTTCCCTTCGGAGCAGGCTTTCCGGCGCTGGAAGCAGAAACGTGAAGATGCCAGGATTGCCCGCTTTCTGAAAACACCGGAAGGTGTGGTGAGTTCCTACGACCGGACCCGAAACGTTATCTGTACGGAGTGCCGGAACAGCGTGACGATGCAAAGGGTACTGGCATTTTATCGGGGGGGCGGTGGGTATCCGCGGGAGGTGAAGTAATGAGCTGGCCTGAAGCATTCGCAACGGTTGGGTATGCATTGGCGGTAGCACTGGTTGTGTATTCGATTTGCCGCTGGGGATAAATCACCGAAAAAAGAGCCCGGCGCAAACATGAACCGGGCTCTTTGACTTATGTAGCTTACGAATCCGCCAGTAAGAGAGGGGGCGGACGGTTTATTCTAACACCGGAATGATGTGGGTAAAAGTTTATAGGAAATCGGCTTCATAGCATTGTCCGCCATGATATACACCCGCGATAAATGCTTTATTACCGTCAACAGCAAAAGCAATAATCGTTCTGTGGCGGAAATGGGTTACCCGCATACCAGGGCGAATATCATCACGTTTGTTGCCCCGATGCGGGAACGTAGAGAACCCATCAAGATAATCAAGAAGCGCGTCTGTATAATTATCGGCAATGATGCGGCCAGCTTTTTCCGTTATAAATTTGTGCAGATTTATTATTTGCTGTTCGGCCTCCGGAGTAATGATGACTTCATATGTCATGCGGATTACTTCCCGGAGCGAAGCGCGGTGCGAACCTGTGAAATGGAGCGTCCGTTGTTTGGGTTCTCGCGGATAGAATCGAGAGATGGAGCGGCTGAATGCATTAGCCACGCTTCGATTGCTTTATCGCGTTCATTCAGTGCGCGAAGCCCTTCACGAATAACCTCGCTTTCTGAAGCGTAGGCACCGGAAGCAACACGGGCCCGCACCATGTCAGCCATTTCGTTGGTTAAGGTAATGCTGAATTGTTGGGTTGTACGCATGGTAAACCTCACTGAGTAGGATAGAACACTATTTGATAATAGCACGCTGCCAGTTGACGACAACAGATATCCGGGGCTATATTCTCCACGCGCCAGCAAAATCTGGCGTCGGGATTGGCGTCCCGGAATCAAGTAAGCGCATAACCGCGCTAAGCGGTTTTTTTATGCGCTAAGCACAGTCACATTCGCATTATGGTGGGCTGTGTGGGGGAACCGAAAGGTTCACCGGGTTTCTTACTTGACCGGCACGCCAACCCTGCACAGTTCGCCCCCCTGATGATTGGAACCTGAAGGTGGCGATAATTTCCAAGTGTACGGAGTTATCGTTATGACCACTCAAATTTCCGTCGAAAGCTGGTTATACCCCCCCCGGCGAACTTCATTCGCTGGGGTGAGGGGCGACTTTGTTTTATTCTTCTGACTCTATAATATTTTTACTTATTCTCCTGAAATTTTCATCGTTTTTTACATATTCAAAAGCATCCAAAACAAGACCTGATATTTTTAAAATGTCATCAGGTCTTGTTATATTGATTTTATTTCCATCAGCCTTTAATCTGGCTCTTCTGATTTCGTTTAGTTGAACTTCATTTAATTTGATAGGGAAAGTTATATATGAGGCTTTTTTATCATAAAAACGAACAATCCATCTGTTTGTTTTTCCGTCAAGAAGAACGCTGAAGTAAGATTCAGTATCTTTATATGTGATACTATCATCTGTTTGCAGTATTTGATTTATTTTATCAAAAAATTCAATTTCTTTTTCAGTCGTGATTATATTGGGATTGTCAGGGTCGACAATTGATTGAGCTTGTTTTTCAGATGGAATCGCTTGCTCTTGCTCTACCTGAGAGTCATTGGGTTGCGTTGATAGCCCAGAAACAACCATTGCGCTAACCGCTCGCTCCACAGCTTGCTTTACCAATGGCGTTACTGAGTCTAGAAATTTTTGATTCAGTTGCCTTTCAACATTTGAACGACTGGCTACATATCTTACAAATTCAGTGTCTACTTCCCGTAGACTTGAACTGATAGCTTTAGTAAATGAATTAAGGTAAACACTTTCTTCAGCTAGGGTTCTTAATGCTTCCGGCTTGAATTTGTCATATCTGAATCTAAATAATTGCGTAATATCAGATGATGTTATTGCATCCATGCTTATTCTTAAGAATGGTGTTGGATCCATAATGTTTTTTTGTTTTAAATCTGTGAAGAAACGCCATTCAAGACCATTTGTGATTGCTGAAATGGTGACTTCTGGCGTGGAATTAAAATAGCGAGATAGTTGAGGACAGTGATTGTCAACTTTTTCAGTAAATGATTTGGCTTCAATGAACATTACTGGGACGTCATGACAAAATAGAGCATAATCAACTCGCTCGTTGACCTTTACCCCAGGAAAGTCTGCGTAGTATTCCGCTTTAACTTTTCTTGGGTCATAAGGGGTAAAACCGAGAATATCTAAAAATGGCATAATAAGTGCCTGTTTTGTAGTTTCTTCGGTTGTGCAAAAAACACCCATATTCGCGATATGCTCCGCATGTGCTTTCAGTTTGTTTGCAAAAGCTTCCATATTTTTTCTCCACTTTAAAAAGCAAGCGGATTCTAACAACGGCAGAGATTGGTTCAAGAATGTAGATAATGATTGACATCAATATTTGATTAACTATAACCTTAAGCAAGGTGCTGAACACACCATAGGCGGTTACCGTACCCGATAGTTTTACGGTTTTTTTTGTGTCCAGATTTTGTGATTTATGGTCGGGTAGCGTGCATTCCGAACAACAGCCGAAAGGCTAAGGGTGTAGGCCGTTCCTATGCGGTGTTCAAGTACCTGACCACCCCACTGAACATGGGGAAATGAACAAATACATAGGATGCAAATCATGAATACCATCTCCGCAGAATCCCTTTCTCCTGTTGCTTACAATCAGTCGCCAGTAATAACCACCGAACTTTTGGCGCAGCTTTACGCAACGAAAGCTGAATATATCCGGAGAAATCACAATCGTAATGAAGGCCGATTTATTGAGGGAAAGCATTTTTTCATCGCTAAAGGAGAGGTGCTTGAGAGTTTGAAAAAGTCTTTAAGACCTTTTCAGGACATCGCCCCCAACGTCAGAAAATTAATCCTCTGGACAGAACGAGGTGCAGCCCGCCACGCCAAAATGCTCGAAACCGATCAGGCGTGGGAAGTGTTCGAAAAACTGGAGGACTGTTATTTCGGGCAACACAAAAATCGTGAGTTACCTGCTGTTGGGCTCGGCCCCCTGAACATCGATGTTCTGCTGGCGATACGCGATGACAAAGTGGCATTCATCAACCAGTACAGTCCTGGTGCTCTCATGACAGCAGATGAAGCGTTAGCTCTGCTTAAGGCCCGTGGCTGGCTGGTTATGCCGAGGGAGGAGCTGGCCGGGAGGTTGATGGAGCTTTGAATACCTGATGCGTAGGCACAAAAAACCCCGGTTGGTGGCCGGGGTTTTTGATGGTAGCAAGAGCATAGCTGGTGAGGCTATGTTACCAATTCTGCTACCTTCCTCTCGCAAGAAAATATCAACGTACCTAAGGCGCGTACAACTGCACCGATCTGACACGGTCAGGTTAGCTCAATTTCCTGTGGTCAGCAATAATCAGGCAAAAGACAGACGGTGAACATGAGTTATATCCACTGTTTTACGTGCCTGCGACAGACTGTAATTATTCTGAAGGTTTAGCCAGCTTTCGGCATCGCCACCAAGAACGATAGCCAGCTTAACCGCCATTTCTGGTGTGATATTTACTTTACCGCTCAGGATTCGGCTGGCGGTTGATGGAGCGATATTCATAGCGACAGCAAACTGACGCAGGCTTACGCCCTGGTCTTCCAGAATTTCAGCAATGATTTCGCCGGGGTAAGCAGGATCGAACATAGCCATTAGTGATAATCCTCCAGGTTGAGAACGTAAGCGTCGCCGTTTTCGAAGATAAAAGTCAGACGCCAGTTACCAGAAACCTTTATAGACCACGTTTCAGCGCGATCGCCTTTAAGCTCATGAAGGTCGTAACCTTGCTGATTCAGGAAATCAATTGTTTTTGCTGCATCCAGCATGGATAACCTGTTTTTCAGCCGCGGAACCAGTGATTGTTCTAAGCCGCTGCAGTCGCCTTTTTGATAGAACTTTTTCAGTCCCTTATGTCTGAAGCTTTTAATCATAACTGAACCGTGTGTTCCTGTATGTGCAACATTATAGCAATGCGTTCCCTGTTGTGCAACACAGGCCAGCCCGCTTCGGCGGTTTTTTTGTTGCTCACTGTAACTGCTCGTTTTCCCCGATGCTGTGTGTCTATATATTGGAATTATTACGATGTGTTTTCCGATGTACGGTCAATGAAACGCAATGTTACTGGTAAAACGGGTTGCCATAATCAGGCTTCGGGTGTAGTAACTGTATAAATATACAGTATATCAAGGAGGTTTTTGATGTTGGCAACAATGGAAAAATTGATCCCCGGAATTTCCGAACATAAAGGCGCTGCGCTGTTTTATCTGGATCACGGTCATCTGAAATACGGGTTTCTGCTGCGTGATGATGAGTTCGTTACTTCACTGCGGGATCTGGAGGAGGCAAAAAAGAAAGCTGGTTTACCTGCTTCTGACGCAAGGTGAATCAGGTTATAATTTCGGGTACAGGTCTGAACAACCTGCTGAGTAACACTGTGCCATGGGGGACACCATGGCGCATTTACAACTGGTCAAGCAAACCTCATCAGGGCTTCTGCTCCCGGCGACGCCGGAGAGTGAGGATTTCCTGCGCTCAGTAAAAATCGGTGAGTGGATACACGCCGATTTTAAGCGTGTCCGCAACTACGCCTTTCACAAACGATTTTTTAAACTCCTGCAACTCGGATTCGATTACTGGACTCCGGTCGGTGGCTCTTTGTCGCCGGATGAACGCCAACTGGTAAATCGCTTCATTGGGTATCTCATTAAAATGTCCGGTTATCAATATGGTGAGACATTAACCGCCGTTGCTGATGAGTTCCTTCTGATGGAGGGGCAGTTACGCACGCAGGAAGTCGCATTGCTCAAGTCATTCGAGCCTTACCGCGCATGGGTGACGGTCGAGGCCGGTTATTTCGATGAGGTTATTCTCCCGGACAATACGCGCCGCAGAATTCCGCGCTCCATTTCATTTGCCCGCATGGACGAAGATATGTTCCGTGCACTCTATAAGGATGTTTTCAACGTCCTGTGGAATTTCATTTTACGCCACAAATTCAGAACGCAACAGGAAGCGGAAAATGTGGCCGTGCAACTGCTGGAGTTTGCGTAATGGCGGATTTACGCAAAGCAGCAAAAGGCCGGATGTGTACTGTCAGAATTCCCGGCTACTGCAATCACAATCCCGAAACGTCTGTACTGGCACATTACAGGCTGGCAGGGACGTGCGGCATCGCAACAAAACCTCATGATATGCAGGCGGCGATTGCCTGTAGCTCGTGCCACGATTTAATCGACGGGCGGGTAAAAACCAGCGATTACACAAAAGAAGAACTGAGGCTGATGCATGCAGAAGGTGTTTTTCGCACACAAGAAATCTGGCGCAAAGAGGGACTTGTTAAATCATGAAAAATTTATCCTGGATACGCCAGCAACTGATCACGGCGACGGCAGATTTTAGCGGCACGACAAAAGGGCAGCTTCTGGCCTGGTTGGAGAACGCGCAATTCGATACGAAAAACTACCCCCGAAAAAAACAGCGTATCCGGGATGAAGTGACCGGGAAAATGATAACGCTGAATAATCCTCCGGTTCCCGGAAAACAGTCTTTAGCAAAGGGGGGCGCCATACCACTGGTACTGCCGATTGAATACTCCACAGCATCGTGGCGCCGGGCGCTTCTGTCACTCGATGAACACTACAGAGCGTGGTTGTTGTGGAATTACAGTGAGAATACCTGCTGGGAACACCAGGTCGAAATAACACAGTGGGCTTGGGAGCAGTTTAGCCAGCAACTGGAAGGTAAGCGAGTAGCTAAGAAGACTATTGACCGCCTGCGCCAGCTTATCTGGCTTGCAGCGCAGGACGTGAAAGCGGAATTAGCTGGCCGTGATGTCTATCAGTATGGCGATCTTGCTGCACTGGTGGGCGTTAACAAAACAAACTGGTCTCAAAATTACGTGGAGCATTACGACGCAATGACCAGACTGTATAAGAGACTAGACTCCCAGTCGCTACATCGTGTTTCGCGATTGCGTTCACAACAAAAGGCAGCAAATTATCAGCAAGGTATTGCAGAAATGAACTAATTGGCATATATTTCGTATAAATTTGATATCGTCGCCATAGCTTCAATCGTCGACCAAACAAATTCAAGCCCGAGGTTAACGCCTTGGGCTTTTGCGTTTCTGGAGTCAGGAATACCTGAATCAATAGCTTTTAATTAGGAGGGAAGGTGAAAGTCCGAATTGTTTCAGATGAGGGAAAGGTGCTTTTCGAAATCTCACCGTCTGAAAGGTTTCGCTATCATGCAAATGATGGCGAGCTATATAAAGCTATCCTTTCGGAAGTGCTGTGGACTTTACATAAACCTTTAGCCCATTTCCCTGAGCAGAACAGCCAGATTAATCAAAAGCGACAGTACTGACTTGCTTGCCTACTTCCACGGGAAGCGGCAACAGGACTTCTAAGGTTGGTATCATTCTATCGCCGGTAAGTGGGGCGTGCTGGGTAATTGATGAATACCAGTACTGCCGCGCATATTCAATCTGTCTACTCATGTCTGTTGTTATGTAATCCATCCAATTCATATCGAGAACCACAAAATTTTCAGCAAAGACTTCATAAATATTAATTGGGATGGTTGGTTGCGGGATTATCTTTCTGGCGAAACTTTCCGCGTCAGGGATGGAATTCGCACCAAACAGGCATGAGAATCGGCTTGGGCGGGATGGAAAATTTCCCATCCGCACATTTTCATACAACATCTCTCTTTGTACATTTTCGTCTAGCACGTCGCTCACATTTCCACTATTTATCCGGGAGAGATACTGCTCTCCAAATACAGAGAGACCATTTACAGGGATTATTGTCATGTCAGGGCTTAGCAAGTTACCCCTGTCTGCATGATAAAATCTGAACTTCCTTTTTGTCATTTTAAAGCCTTGTGTTTGAAGGGTTACTTTGGGAGATTTAACAATATCAAATGCAGGGTATGCGCCGCCAGACGTCATCTGGCACATATTCACAGGCTGCCGTTTGGCGGCCTTTTCTGTTTCAGGCCTCACGGGAATCATCCGCTACGTGTTTTGTATGAATCCAACTGATGGGCATAACATTCCATACTGGTGGCCCAGCGTTACAGGGCATATATTGACTCAGTGGTGTTGCCGTTAATAGCATCAGTCCTGTTGTGGTGAATCCCATCTGTGCGGTGGGGTGTAAATGGCGTTGATCCCTTCGTGGTCTTCGAGTGCGCACACGGCTTCGTTTTCGCCATTCACGAAGCCACCGGGAGGCACCCGGCACCGCAACTCCATCACAGGTAATTATTGTTTTCAACATGACTTCCTTGCCCCGATTTTGTCGGGGCTTTTTTATGTCCATAATCCCAAAGCCTGACAGTAACACCCACCGCGCTCTTACCCTGCGCACTGGTTGCTGCCGGGCTTTTTGTTTTCAGGAGTTCGTCTATGCAAAGGGCGACCACGGTGGCCAGCTACAGCCTTTCGGTGTCCTCTTTTCTGGTCGGATTGCTC